ATTGTCCATTTGATCCACTAATAAATTGTGTAGATGGATTACCTAAAAAGAATTTTTCTGTTTGTATTTCTAATCCACTTGGATCTGTTCTAAATTTAAAAAAGTTATTTGAATCAGCAACCATTTCCAAACCAACACCTTGATATGATGTTGCAAATTGATTTGGTAATGCAGAACCAGAAAATAATAAAAATCCTCCACGTCCAGTCATTGCTTGGTTAAACCCATCATAACCTAATGATCTAATATATCCAGTATTTTGTAATCCTACTATTTCAACTCCAGAATTTAATGTATCAGCAACAGTTAATGAACCTGTTAACATTGAAAATCCGCCGTCTATATATCTATTTCCTCCTTGAAATACTTGATTTGTTACTATTGTTTCATGATCACTTTTAACTCCGGCAGCGTTATAATATTCAATTTTAAATTTTATTTCATTATCAGATTTATGTTTTACAGGGATGTCAGTTCTAAATCTTGTGTAATTTTCTGTAAATCCTTTTTCTGCAGATGTTGATGTTCTAATATCTGAAAATTGCCATTCTCCTGATTCAATTAATATTAATAATGATCCATTTCCTGTTTTGTCTGCAGTAAAATTAAATTGTAAATTATCTAATCGTTGATTATTATTTGGAGTTTCATATTCTCCTATTTTTTTACCTAATAATATAGGATAATAATCATTTTGCAAATTAGTATTATCATAATCAAATGCAGATCCTGATAAATATATACAAATTTTTGGATTTTCTAGATTACTTAAAGAATTTTTTATCCCAATTGCATCAAATATTATTTTATATTCTGAATCTTTAACGAATACTCCAGGTAATGAACTTGTTGTTTGTAATACAATTGCATTTTGATCTCCGGAATATAAAACAGACGGCGTAACAATTAATGAATTATTTAATGAACTAGTTGAAAATGTTAATGTTGGTTTTGTAACTGTATTTTTTCCATTGTATTGATTAACTTCCCAATATGAATCAATTATACTTTGTGATGTAAAATAACCAATACTCACATCTGGAAAAATAGATCCTGTTGCATCAACAAATATTTCTGTAGGTTCTAATGATATATCATTAATTAATTCATATGTGCCAATAGTACCTGAGCTATTAATATACAATTTAATTCTTGATACGTCGCCAGTCCCTGGATTTAAGTTTTTTATTTGTGTTAATGCAAATGATTCTGAATGTTGAGTTGGTATATATGTAGGTACTGCTTCATATGATAAAGAAAATGGTGATGCATCAAATTTAATAAATTCGTGTTGTGTTAAACTTTGACTATAAGTAAATACATATCGATCATCTAATTCAATAAAATCTTTATTTAATATTTTTTTAATTTTTGATGTATACGGTTTAGCAGAGCTAGTAGTTAATAACGGTATTGGTAATGCATTAACTGGATTAGTAACTGTTAATGTTCCTCCAGAAAATTTTGGATCAAATTCTCCTCCGGTTATTTTTGCTAATACACTATTGTTCCGTGTTTCAAATTCTATTAATCCCGTTGTATATGTTGGAAACTGTTCGTTATTTTCATATATTCTATCTAATCGAACACCAATTTGTTCTGAAATCTCAACTGTTGGTAGTTTAGTATCTTCAAATATTATTTCTGAAGTATTAGTTGTTTTATTATTAACTGATACATTTTTTATCCATTTTACGTTTAATCTGTTTTTCCAAGAATTTGGAATTTGTTCTCCAGTATATAATTGATTTAAAACTGCAGCAATAGTTACAGTACAATTACCAGGTGGGGTTGTATCATAAATATAAACAGCTAATACTCTAGAAGTATCACTTTCAATATAATCAATAATTTCATGATAAATTGGATTTCTATTAGAATCAAGTATTTCAATTGCTAATTCAGTACCAATTTCAAATATATTAGCATTTCCTTTTAATTTAATTAAATTTTTACCAATAGTAAATTCCAATGGAAATTCGGTAATATTAAATATATTACTAGATAATGATGATTGATCGGTGATATATGTAGATAGTTGATCTAGATTACGAACTATAGTTGTTACTTTTTTCATACATGATATTCTTTTTTATAAATATTATGTATGTTGAATCTGGCTGAAATTATTTATCTTATTTACTTCAATTAAGTTATCTACCATATCTCTCATTGATTCTACGTGGGATATAATAATTGAAAAGTCAAATTTTGTTCTAAAATATTCAAATAAATTTGTTACCGCAGAAATATGTTCTCTATCTAAACTACCCCATCCTTCATCTATTGCAATAAAATTTGGTCTAGGTAATGCAGATACATTAATTAAAGCTACACGTATTGCTAATGAACTCATAAATCGTTCCATACCAGAAGTTAGCTCTAACGGCCAAAAATTATCCTCATCATAAATAATATATCCATTAATATTCTTACCATCTGTATTTAATACCATATTAAAGTCTACAACTTGATCTAGTACATTATTTATTTCTGTTTCTATTTTAGGCAATGCTTTTTTGATTAATTCATATGGCACCCCATCTCTTTTTACAGACTGTAAATAATATTCATATGCTTTATATTCAGTTTCTAATTGTTTATATGTTTCTAATTGTTCTAACGCAGTTTTCTTTTTGGTTTTTGCAACTTCTATTTCTCCATGATTTGATTTAACTTTATCAGTAATACTTTTTAAAGTATTTACAATGTCAATTATTAAATTCTTTTTTGTTTTAATTTTTTCATCAATTGATTTATTATGAATAATAGCAGTTTCATTCTTTTTAAATAATTCTTGTCGCTCATTAGTTGTTTCTAATTCAGATTCTTTTGTTTGTAAATCACTTTCAAGTACTTGTAATTGTAATTCAAATTTTTCTAATTTATTAGATAAGTCTATTTGTTCTTGATATTTTAAAATTGTATCTTGAATTATATCACGATTTGTTTGTAATTCAAATTGTTTTGTAAATGCAATATCTGCTAGTTTTTGATTTTTTGGTAATTCTATTTTTGCTTCTTCTGCTTCTTTGACAAAAATATTAGAAACACAATATTTACATGTATGATCATATTCATGAGTCTTTAAATGATCTATTTTTTGTTGTTGTAGTTTAATTAATTGTTCTAATTGAGTAAGTTCTTTTGTTACAATTTTTATATCTTTATTTAATATATCTTTTTGATTTTTTTGTAGATTTAACTCATTTATAGATACCGGATCAAATTCTGGCATTTTTGTTATTATATCTTCTAGTTCATTTATAGATATTTCTATATTTTCTATATTAGAAATTAATTGATTTTCTGTTGCTTCTAATTCAGATATATCTGGGCCATCATATGACATCGGTTGTTTTGATTCAATTAATTCAACAATATCATTCTGTACATTATTTCTTGAATTTTGTAAATCATTATCATTTTTTTCTAATTCAATTATAGTATCTTGATTTTCAATAATAATGTCATCAGATTCTTTTATAATATAACCAAAATCTATTTTTTTATATTCTTTTAATTTGCCAGATGTTTCTTTGATTTCTTCTGAAGCTAAATGATATAATTGCTCAAAAACAGTAGTGTCTAAAAATTGTGATAATAAATCTTTTCTTTCTCTTTGTGATTTTTCAATGAAATTATTATTATCAGCTTGTAACGAAAATGCAGTTAAAATGAAATCATCATATGTTCCTAAATATCTTCGTATACTTTTATTTGTATCACTTCGTTCTTCTCCATTTAAGTTTTCATCTTCATTATAAAAATTAACATTAACTTTAACATGTCCATGTTTTAATGTTATGCCTTCTCTTTCAATTGTATATAATTTATTATTTAACTTAAATTTAAAAATACCTTTAAATACAGACTTTTTATTATTTAAAACTTCTTTAGATTTACTTGTTTTACTACATTTATCAAATATTGTATATATTATAGCATCTAATAAAGATGATTTACCAGATGCATTTGATGCAAATAGTCCTATAACATCAGATAATTTAGAAAAATCTACTTTATTTTTTTCTCCATATGAAAACATATTATCAAATTCAAAAGATACTGGATACCATGTTACGTTTCTAACCGATTCCAGTACTGGTAGTTTAGAATTTATTGTTCTATTAATATGTCTAATTGCATCTAATTCTTTTTTATTAGCATCAGGATAATTTTCATTTATAAAATTTGTTATTAAATTATTTTGATGTTCTACATCACGAACATTACCTATTGCAATCGATCCGTCTTTATTACTTTCGATATGATTTGCAGTACGTTGTATTGATATATCTTGAACTTTATATTTTTTACGTATAGTTGCTATTAATTTTTTAATATCAGACGCATCTGTATCAGTAAATTTAATTCTGACTCTAGGCTTTGCAGGTATTCTATGTGGTGATTTTTTAATTTGTGCATTTTCTACTTCAAAAGTAACATATCCATAGTCATTTGTTATTTCTATAAATTCTGATGTTTTGTCTGGAAGATCCCATATTAAGATTCCATGATCTAGAGCCTCTCCATGATTTTGTTGAATTAATGATCCTGGATATCCGATTGTTTTTTCTTTATTTAGAAATTGAGCAGGTTTGTGTATATCTCCTAATAATGTTAAGTCATGTCCTTCAAATAAATCAGTTGTTACATGATCATTTGATATTTGGAATCCAATGTCAGTTTTTGCATTATGTACTGCTCCATGATGTAATGCAATTTTGTAATGTGCATTAAAATCTTTACCTTTTATGTAATCCTTTGGAGCAACGTCTACTGCCATATGATTAAAAACTACATTTCCAAATTTAAATAATCCATTATCTTTAATAAAATGTATATTCTTATTATTAATAACATCTAATATTGGTGATATCGCATCTAGACGATATAAATTATTTAAATTCATATCATGATTTCCTAATATTACAATTGTAGGTATATGAAATCCATTAAAAAATTTTGTTAACATGGTAATTAACTCCGGAGACATATCTAGTTTAGAATGTACAATATCTCCAGTTAATACGCAAATGCTTTGATTAGTTGCATGTTGGGCAATGTGTAAAAATAAATTGTCAAATACTTCTTGATATTCTTTATGTCGCTTTAACGTTCGTATGTGAATATCTGATATATGAAATATTTTATCAATACTTGTTATGTTTGTGTTTAATTCTTTTATTTCCATAATGAATCTATTTTTAATTCCATCATTCTTTCAAATGAGAATTTATAGGTATCTTCTAATTTTTTTGTTATTTTTTTATATCCTAATTCGTTAGGATCATCTTCTTTTAATTCCACGAAATAAACATTTAATCCTTCAGCCATAAATTTTTTTGATATTTCTATTG